TAATAAATGTAACTCATTTTTTTTGTAACTCGTTTTTGCTAAAGTTTCAGTTCTCATAATATTTGTCTTTAAACTCTTAATAATTTAATATTCTTTTTAAGGGTTTTTAGCTCTTCTGCATAATATGCATTAACTATCTCATGGTGTCTAGGCCTTAAATCCTTTTCTTTAATCCTAAAATAAATAGCCATTGCCTCGGTTCTTGATTGTGCCTTGATATGTGCATGGCATGATAATAATTGGTCTAATAAAATAAAAGTTTTCATAATATTTGATTTTTAGTTGTTGTTATAATTTCTATACTCCAAAGATACGGACACATATTTGATTCCACACGCTTTTTCTAAAAAACTTTTAAATTAAATAAAGACGGGGCTTTTAACCCCGCCTTAGATTTAACACGCTCCTTTCTTTTATCCTTCCTTCACTATGAATCAGAAGGCTTTCCTTTCGGGCCTTCTTCATCCTCTACTTCTGGTTGAATAATTTGTGCTGACTGCACCGCTTGTATTAAGTTAGCTACCTCTATGTAAGGTCGCTTCCCTAAATATTCTAATACTGCATTTAATTTACTTACTTCAATCTTTGCAATCTCTTCTTTCTTTACTTTTGACATAATTTAATTTAGTTTATTATTTATTTATCTTTCCTCTACTGACCATGATGAATCTATTTCTAGTGTACAGTTTTCTATACCTGTTATGTTTTTAACATTCCAGAATAAGAATTCATTTTGATTTAATATTACGTTTGCCATACTGCTAAAATATGTAATGTCTCTTCCACCTTGTAAGTTATTTACAACTCTGGTTTGTGAGAATAATATATTATCTACCCCATCATTTTTGATAAGGTCTATTGTATATTCAGCATTGGCAGCTCCCTCTAATACAAAATCAAAGTTAACTGTATATTCTCTAGGATTAATTCCCAAATGCCTTAACCTTCCATTGGATGGAGAGTCAAAGTGCTGTAGGTCTGTATTGGCAAACGTTCCAGCTATTTGAACTGGAGTATTTATAGTTGCTATAACCGTTTCTATCTGTGTAGATATTGTTGCTATTCCCCCTACAAAAGTGTTTGGCAATCCATTGTTTCCTTTCCAAAATGATGCTAAATCTGAAGCGGATATGTTTGGCGTCAAGTTTGTATCTTTTGGAGACAATACTCCGTCTCTAGTGATTATTGTATTCCTTATATCCAACGTTCCAGGGTTTGGAAAGTTCACTTGTGAAAAGTCAAATAAAGATGCCAGAGTTGGCAAGTCACAATTGATATCCGTTAAGAATCTACTGTTCATTAAGAAAGCAGTTCCTGCTTTAAATAATGGTGTGGCCATTGATGCACTCAGGCTTCTAACTATTGAAGTTGTTATTCTGTACCCACCTAGCCAAGTTCCATGTAAAGTTAGAGATGGTGCTCCACCAAATCTTCCAGTCCCTTCCTCTAGTCCTTGTCTATAGTTATACATATCACCCAATGAGGAGCAGTCTATGAAGTTAACTCTTGCGAATTCAAATGCACTAAAACCCGTAGCATCATACAATTCATATACTTTACTATTAGTTCCTGATGTGGTTACAAAGTAATCGACACCTAGAATATTTCCACTTCCAATTTCTGGAGATTCGGATACAAACATTGTATAATTATCTGCAGTGGAAACTAATCCAGCTACATCAAAGCTTGCGCCTCCTAATGTTAATCCAGTTGGTGGTACTGTAATTTGAGTTGTACCCATATCTATAACTCCATCTATGAAATATTTCTTAGATGAATCTATTATTCCACCAATTGTTTGGTCTTTATTTAATTGAGTAACCCTTATTTCAGAGTCTCTCGTATTAAGTTCTAATTGATTTGCAATTGCATTCCTATCAGATAACCAAGTTGAACCATTCCATACATAGAATCCCGCTGGATAGTATGTCCCACCAAGAGAACCGGGTGCCCAAGATGTTCCTTGGGAATTGTATACGTATGCTATTTGACCTAGGCTTCCGCCCGGTGTTAATGATGAATAATTATTTGCTACTTCTGTTATTTGAATAGCTGCGCCTGATGTCGCCTCGTTTATTGCTATTGGAATCTTACTATAATTGTATTTGTACAATACATTTATGTCCTCAGCCCAATAGAAATCTCCGTATGGAAGTTCGCTTGGCTTATCAGCGTCGAGTCCTCCGTAGTGATTTATTGTGTATTGTCTTAAAAAACTCATTTGTTTTTGTTTTATGTTAATAAGTATCAATTTTAATTGTACTCTATATTCTCTATTAATAATTAAAGGAATACGTATCGTTTGAATGTAAATAAAGCAATCTAAGGGACTTTAAATGGTTTAACATATATTGTGTCAAATCATTATTTAAAGTCTCTTAGACCGTTTATATTTTATTTATAGTTTTATTCTTAATTCTCCTGTTGGTGTAGAATAGAATACTCCACTTGTAAGTCCACCAGCTAAAGCCGCAGCTTCATCTGCATATACTGGACTTGCACTTGTTTCTAAGTACTTTGCCATAACTTCACCTGCAAAGGTAGAAGGTAGGTCAACGTCTGAATCAATTACTTTAATTCCATTTGCTCTACCTTGAGTTAAATCATATCCAGCTTTTACCCAAAGATAAGAGCCTGAACCCCAACTTGAATTGCCTACTGGTCCTTGGTCAACTTCTAACATTAATCCAGTATAGAAAGCCATATCTCCTTTGGTCATTGCTAACTTAGAAATTGACCCATATACATCTATTATTGTAGCAGAATCATTATTCAAAGAAACATTACTTCTAGTTCCGTATGCAAAACTTATTTCACCAGTTCCAGCAACATCCGTAAAATCAACTAAATTCTCAGCTGCACCTAATAACGCTACAGTTTCAATGCCTCTATTTCTATAGGATGCCTCGTTGTATAAACCGATTATCTCTGACGGTGCTCCAGTTGAATCAGTTCTTGCTCTATTATAAATACCTCTTAATTGAGATATATTACCAGCTCCATCATGTTCAGTTAGATTTGATATACCGTATACTAAATCTGCATTGTTTGCTGCATTGGCTTTGTTCACTGCATTGTAAAATGGAAACGTATTTCCACTTGTGGTTACTGAACCTAAAGAGTTAGAAAGGTTTGAACCAAAAGGGCTTGAAGCTCCTATGGTTAATTTTCCCGATACTAACTGTAAACTTTGAGTCGCTGCTACTGAACCAACTGTTAATACTTGTTCTATGTTTCCTACCCCTGAAATTGCAGCACCACCAACCTTAACTGGTACGCCTTCATAATCATAAAGAAATAATTCTTTAGTGTCATCTGCAAAGTATCTATCACCGTATGGCAACGTTGCTGGTATGTCAGCGGCAGGTCCACCGTACTCACTTGTGTTAAAAATTTTTAAATACATTTATTTTATTTTTTGTACTATTAAATGAATCCCTTTTGCCTATGCCTTCTAGCAGAGCGCTTTTGATTCTTATCTGGATTCTTCTTTGGAGTCTTACTGTTTATACCATATCTCATGGCAGCTAAACAATCTGGTTCGTGTGGAAGTTTCCCTTTCTTATCTCTTCTAAAAGTCATATAGGCTACATACAAATCTGTTGTATCATCCCCTATTAACGTTATGTCCTTGTTTTGTACTTTTTTTATACCAGCCTCAACGTTACCCTTGGTTGCTTTTCTTATACTTGAATGGCCACCCATTCTAATCTCAGAGATTAGTAATGGCATTGCTGAATCTGCATATATCTTAGCGTTAAAAGGTACACCAGCTTTTCTTAATAATGTAAGAGTGGCTCGTATTGATAACTTGGCTTCGGAAAACATTTCCTCTACATAATAAACTCCATCTATCCACGTAATCTTCACGCAGGATGTTTTATCATTTCCACCATAACCAAAGTCCATACCATACCATACATCACCATCCTCCATTAAATCAGGCCAATGATTCCATCCAGCATAGATTCTTCCTGATGCCTCAAGAGTCCACTCCGCTAAAATAGTATTCCTATAGTAAACCGGATTGGTTCTTTCTAGGTCTCGGTATCTTTTAATAACCGATGGGTTCATATTCTCTAGGTTGTCTAGATAAGTACTATGAATATACATGGTGTCAGAATGTCTTTCCGGATTCGGAAATCCTTCTATAAACCATTCTTTATGTATCCATGAACCAACTGAGGTTCCGGGATTGTAAATCAATATCACTGCAAGTGGTTTACCTGCAATCCTGATTGATTCATCAACCTTTGAGAACTCATCAAAAGACTCCAGCTCTTCAGCCTCCTCTATTATCAAAGTAGTTATACCTGACAATGATTTTAGCTTTGCTGTTTGTCCGCCTGTAGACCTAATACCTTTGAATGATATAGTCGCCCCTGTTTTTATATTTGTTATTACACCTTTGGATTCTCTAAAGTCTTTCTGCTTTCCGAGTAGCACAATCGCTGCCCTAACATCTGCTATGGTTGAATCCTCTGACGAACTCATGGTTTGTCTTAGGTATAAAATCTTATGCTTGAATTTACTATACGTCTTTAATACTGATGATATTGACACCGTAAATGACTTTCCACTTCCCCTTCCACCATACACTTGGTAGTATCTAGGCTGGTCGATATAGTCTAGAAATAATGGTTCGAAGAGTGGTGATATTTTTAATACTCTCTTTTCCACTTTTTCTTTCATAATCTTTTAATCTTTATTTTGTCCACCTGTAAATTTAATTACAACCGGATTATCATCTACACCATCAGTTCCACCAATCTCAATTTGTAAATCGGATTGTGTTGGAAACAATATTGTTGATAGTTCAGAGTCAATATTTGAGGCCACCCATTTGGATGCTTGAAAATGGTCTTTGTGTTGCGGGTCGTTTATAATATCATTTATATTATCAACCGACACGTCCACCATCATTCTCTTATTAACTATCCACTCGTTTCTTAATTCGGTATTGTTAGCAAGCATCATGGAGACAATCGTTTTCTCTAGGCCGGTAGCTTTGGCTATCGTACTCCTAGTTGTCTTACCTTGCTTTATCGCAGCCCTGATTAGAACCTCTCTTTCACTACTAACTATCGCAGCTTCCCGAATACTATTCTTCATGCTCTTTGCCATAGTTCTCTTATTTTATTACCTCGTCCCTTATAGACTTAATGAGGTAGGTTAATGTCTCTTCTGTTATCTTACACACTATTTTTATGAACCTAACTACTACTATCACAATTTGAATTGGTGACAGTAGAAGCGCTAATAATAATGCTACAATCAATACTCCGAGTCTTTTCAATGTTCTCATAATTTGATCTTTTTTATTTAGTTAGTACCGTTGGGATCGAACCAACCACTCCGGCTATAGTACCGTTATGTCCTTTACACTTCTACTAATCTCCTTGTCGGGAGTATAAAGTTCCAATGCACGAATGCCCGAAACTTACTTTTTTAATTACTTGCTCTCCATTCTCCTCCTCCAAATACTTGGATTCTTGGAACTAGTTTGCCCACCTGCTGCTCTCCATCATCATCAAACTCTTCCTCTAAAAAAGAAAGAACATCAACCATAAAATCTTCTGCTACTGACTTTGCCTCATTTGACAATGCCTTTGCAGCATTTCTATCTTCAGCTCCATCTTCAGACGCAGAGATTAAACCCGAATCCGTAAAGACCGTGTGGTATAATCTTAATAGTCTACTATACGTATAAAAGCATAGTGCTGGTATAATCAAAGCTTTCAACTGCTTATCAGCATCGCTCACTGGAGTTATAGACGCTGGGTCTACAATACACCTCTTGAGATTATCTTCTCCGATTACCCTTTTTATATCTATATTTTGTGCTATCAGTTGTGCTGACTTACATTTGGTTTCATCAATATCCTGTTGAATATTACAATAATCTGCAAGCGCATCAACTATATTCGGGAGAATTAAAGAATTCTCATTTATTCCCGTATACATAATTGTTGTTTGTTTTTATTAATCCAGCCAAACAGATACCTGCTCTTCTGTTAATCCAAAACCGGTAAGCATTTGCTCTGCTTGTGCTCTTGAGATTTCTTCTTTGTTAAATTTTCTAACCACCCTTTGTAGGTTTTGCAT